GGATCCGCCCCCCAGCGGTATACCCCGAGGCAGAAACCTCGCCTGTTGAAGTATATCCCGTGGTAGTTGCATTTAACGTTGCTACATTGGTGTACAACGCAATCTTAAAAATCTGCGTCGTGCCCGTATTGAAGTTGAACGTCCCACTAGGAAGTCCAGTCTTAAACGTGTTGGTTACCCAATTGCCCGTAAACGCCATTATCCCACCGGCTGTCTAAATTGGCCAGAACGATAAGCATCTTGACGCTCCATCCCGTCTCCAAGCCGCTTGGCTAAGGCAACAGCTTCTTTGTACTTTCCATCGTACAACGCCATCATGTCTTGCTCACCCTTCATATAAGTGTAAGCCTCAACAAGAGACCCGTACAAAAGCACCGAATCAAAGTTATCTCCCAACCAAGACGTACCAGTCGGGTTGGTTACTGATGTAACAATTGAATTAGGATAGTAAAAATAGTGTAGCTCTACGTTGTACGCCGCATCTGGAGTCGGACCCAAAATAAATGTTAATTCTGTTGGAGCAGAAGTTCGCGGACCAAACAATGCGTAGTACTTAGGGGTTCCTGTATCTGTTGGCTGCGGGTACGCCTCCCTAACAAAGTTAACATCTTTGTTTAAAAGATAAATATATTCTCCACCAGTTGGGTATACCGCCATCGAATAAACAGCCAAAAAATCTTCCGGACAAGCAAGATATTTGTTATTTGGTGCCGCTAATCCCGTCACGTTTTTACGCAGTGACGGGAACTGAATCGTATTGTAAATACGCTGCTCTGCTTGCTGCACAAACGTAGGAATACTAGCTACAAACGATGCTTCGTAGTTTTCAGTGTAGTCCTGAATTGCAGAAGAAAGTGCCGCGTAATTCACGCCATCGGCCCCCGAGCCATTGTTCCTTTAGTAGCACACCCAGTACCACGAATTTTAATACCCGTAGTTTTTACAGCTTCGCGAGCAGGATCACCCATCGATACTCGAGGAACTGGCATTCCACCCGGAGTCATTTCGTTAGCCTTCATGACATTTGGGTCAGTCATGTACTTGCCAGCGTCTTTTGCACTAACATTGTTACCCGACATGTCGTGAGGCTTGGCATATACGGCTGCATTTCCAACCTCTTTGCCTTGGCGTTTCATACTAAACTTAGCCATAATTACCCCTGATTCATCGCACGGGACATGTTTCGACCGTACTTTTTACGATCCATACTGGTTGGGCCACCTTTCTTTAGTTTCAAAGATGTGCCTTTCCCACCCTTATGCTCTTGAGCATCGTGCTGTTTGAAAGCTTTTTTGATCATGGCTTTGTCTTGAGCCACATCCATTTTCGTATCTTCTTTAGCCATGACCGACTCCCTATGTCGTTGCAACCGTAACTGTACCCAATTGAACTTCTAAAACCAAGTTGTTTGGCGTTAAACCCGCATCAAAACTTCTTGATCCACCAACAGGATTCCAACCCCACTGAAATATCCTACTGCCGCCACCCGGATAACCATCAATCAAATCACCAGATAACGTATAACTAACATCAGGTCTTGGGTTTCTAATCGCTTGAGGATCATTAACCGGATACATGCCCAGTTGTAACTGAGGCTGATCTGGCTCCCAACACGTTGGACAAACCAAAATGTTAACGTTCTTGGTCTTTATGACTAATCGTTTTAACTCCTTAAGCTTGTACCTAAACGAGCACCTATCACATTGAGCAATTGCCCATTTACCAGAGGCAAACTTACTTGGCATGATTAGTAGAACATTTGTCTTGGAGCTAGACGGACAGCCGCTTTCTCGCGGTCCTCATCTGCCGCCATCGTCCACTGCTGTTCATAATCGCTCTTTAACATTGTTATTCTATCTGGTGTAACTTCCGGCTTTTTCATTGCAATGTAAAACGCCAGACCAGCGACCAAACAAGGAATCAACCTGAACGGAATGTCTTCAACATTCACTCCACTACCAGCATCTTGCAGTCTTCTAAGTCTCCAGTATACAAACGTATAGTTTCCTCCCGCATTAGGGGCGGGCCAAACATTTATACATGGAAGATTTTGAACGTAAAGTACAGTGCCAGATGTGTGCGCGGCTGCTGTTGTGTTTGCCTGACCTCGAGTACAGTTTAGCAACTGATTGTTAGAAATGTTGGTGTAACCAATTGTTTCTGAATCAATTTTTATAAAGCCAGTTGTAGTCAAACCACTGGCATCGCTAACATTGATCGTAGTGTCAGTAGAGGTGATGTTGCCGGACAACGTAACATTTGTTATGTTTGACTGCCCAGACTGCCTGTTGATCCACACTTGGATCGGCCTTCCCTGCGTCAACTTATTGGGTATTGTTGAATAAGTCGACTCTGAGATTCTAGTAATGTTGATGTCTGTTTGGTTGGAAGACACAGCATTATTTTGACGGACCACATGATCCAACAGATCAATTGTGTTTACCGGCAAAGCATATACAGGTTGACCAGTCTGAAGAACAATTTGCCCTTCTTCAATGGTCCAAAGGTTGACCCCTCTGTTTGCCCACTCAATCGTCATTAAATTCAATGACCGTCTTGCAGTACGCAGATCATAACCAGTACGCAACTCTAAACCAGCTCGTTCAAACGCTTCCTCAACTATGTCATTGAGATCAAGATTAAACGAAGATGATCCAGAGGTATAAGCCATTATTTCTTCGCAGTTTTGGCAGACTCAATAAACGCTTGTTCAGTTGGAGCGCCTTTTGATCCCGGCTTCCTCATTCGTTCTTTTGAGCCATTGGCAATCCGTTTTTGTTTGGCATGTATATTTTCATACAAGCCGCCCTTGGCAAAAGCCTCAAAATCGGTATCGTCCCGACGTTTTTTGGTTTTTGCCTTGGGCATTTTAGATGGGTTAATGTCACCCATTCCACGGCTTGCCATCATTTTAGCACTTCCCGCCGCCAGCCATTTTTACCATTTTGCCTTGGGTTTTGCCTTTGCTGGCAACTCCATCAGCCCGTTTGGATGCCGAGCCAGATGATTGTTTGACCATACCACCTTTTTTCATGCCCATTGGTGGCTGCACAGATGCTGGAGCAGGAGGAACAGGCATAGTGCGTCCAGCTGCTGGAGCGCCTTGCATCATTTTACGGCGCTTGATTTCAGCTGCCATTTTAGGATCCATCATATCGTTCTACCTTTCATTTTAGGGGTTTTAACGTTTGTTTTGCCTTGTTTAGCAATACCATCAGCGCGAGAAGAAACCGATCCGCCTTTTTTAAAAGTTTTACCTTTATCTGCTGCAGAAAAATCTTTTCCAACAGATTGAGGAACACCAACTTTTTTTGCAAATTTAGGGCTGTGGGCTACAGCCTCCATAAAATTGTGCTGTTTCTTTGAATGACTAGGCATGTTTTTCCATCAACCTATCAATTTTGCTTTCAAGTCTATCTAGCCGGTCCATGACTCGATTGATGTCGGCGTGAACTTCCGCTTTGGTGACATACTCTCGGGCGATCTCTTCACGGGTCTTGTTTAGTAGCACTTGAAGGCGCTGTATCTCGTCAAAGACGCTTTTAAGAAAGAACCCAATTACGCTAATTCCAACCGAAAGGATGGCGTTCCAAATAGTATGCTCCATCACAAATACCTACCTCTGGTTTTACCTCGCTGGGCACACCCATCAGCTCGAGATGAAGCAGTAACTTTACCGCCTTTTTTCATCCCCATTTCTTTAGCTGTTGGTTCGTAATCAAAGTCACCTCGAGTATCAACAGACTTGTGAATTCTGTCTAGCTCGTCACTTTCTTCTTTGACGCGACGTTTAGCATCTTTAGAAAGCTCAACTTTGTTACGAGACTTCTCAACAACCTTATCAATCACCGGATTGATATAACGATCCCCAATCTCAGGATGCGACTCATCTAACGATTCGCCCATTCGTTTGCCAGCATCAAATGCCATTGCAGCTGCACCGCCACGAACACCAGTTCGAGACCCTGCGCGTATGCCCATATCTCGTTGTGAGATATTTCCTAAAGCAGATTCTCGTCTAGCAACTGCTTGAGCCGGTGTTTCATTGCTATTTAACGCCCGACCCAATCGGCCAAGATCTGCTCGCTGACTTGGAATCCCATTCTCCAAAAGATGAGGCGTGTAATCTTCAGCATTAGTCTGACTTGGGGAACGGTATTCGTACCCCGGCTTTGCTGGTTTATTTAAACGTCCCATTTAACATCTCCACGCCCGCAGGCTTTTGTTAATCCGGGAGTCTGGGTCGTTGGCTGTTTTCGCTGAGGTAAGTTTCGACTTCATGCCGCTCATTCGCGCACAGAAGCTCTTCTTTCTCCCGGCGTCTTCTTTCGTTTTTGGTTTCGGGGCGGGGGGCTTTAGATTCATCCCTTGTGATTTCGCGGACGCACGCCCCTTCGCGTTCAGACCCCCCTTGGGGTCCTTGCCTTCTGCTCTTTGCCATGCAGGAGATTTAGCCATAAAACACCGTCACACTAGCAAGGCCAGTGATTGAAGCGTAAATGTTAGTGGAACAAAGAACACCCTCACCCGGAATTAACAAGTAAAACGAGTTGGGGTTTGAGTTAGATGGGATGTCCAACTCAACCACGTTTGTACCACCAGAACCGCCATCACGCAGAATAAGGGTGCCAGTCGTGCTGGCTGTCGCACAGAGAGCAATCCCTTTAATACGCGCCCGTCCAGCAAACACCGAACCCGAAGAATTCAAGTGTGCGCTCTTTACATCAGTTTGCTGCATTGCAGCCCCCTACTTAGTTTAAGCGGATGCGGGGAACTGATTGCCGTTTGAATTAGCTACAGTGTAGATAATCGTGTACTGAACAGTACCGGCAGTTACAGCAGCTACAGTCGGGGTCATTGTGGCAATAACCTTAACATCCGTTGGGCCAATACCAATCCCGCTAGGCGATGCAGCCGAAGCAACACCAGACCAAGCAGCAAGTTTGGCAGCAGCGTTGCTGACAGCAGCGCGGCCCTGAGACGTAACATCAGTCGAAGCCCAATACAGAGCAGCCGTCGTGCCGTCGCCAATACTGACGTTAGCAGCGGTCGAACCCGTAAAGGCAACCAGCGTATCAATATGGATGAAGTTAATCTGAGCGCCAGCAGGAAGAACGCAGATGGTGTCAGTAGTAGCTGAAGCTGCTTGACCCGTATAGTCCTTTTTGAATGTCTGCGAGACAACGGTTGCACCGCAGTTTTCAATAGTGCCGACAGTCGTGCCAGTTGTGTTGCGGACAGTACCAAGCAACCAAGGGCCAAGGTGAGTAGCGAAACCCATAATAAAATCCTCAAATCAAAACTTGCTATCTCTTGAGGGAAGTCTGCCTAGTCAGTTAGCAAGTTGGGTTGTCTAGGTATGTGCCTTTATAACACAGTAAAACAAAAAAGAAAAGGGGGTTTGTGGCCCCCTCTTCTTCACATCAGGTCGATCCGGGTGATCCCCAGATTCCCAATGGATCCGACCAGCCAAACGAATAACGCTCGCGGGCCTTATACCGGACGTTGCCAGTATCAAAGTCTCCATCCATACCCGTGCTCATTGGGGTACGAACAAAGTGCTTCATGCCGTTGGGCACATCCGTCGTCAAGAACCATGCGTTCGTGTCCGTTAGGAAGTGGTTAACAGTGTAACCACCCGGAATCGAACCATTGTTCTTGATCGCGTTGATGTCGTTATCGGTAGTACCGACACGCAATTCCGTCTCGAGCAGACGGGTTGCAACGAACATCAATGCTGGCGGAACAATCAGTTTCTTAGGCTTGGCAGCGATCAACAGACCACGCTCATCCGTCCAAGCAGCAATCTGAATCACTGCCGCTTCAAGAGCGGTTTCATTCAGATCAACACCCGTCGTAGGACGATTGCTGTTAGTACCACCAGAAACCAATGGGTGAGCCGTGCTAAACAAAGCTACACCGTCACCGCCGGTATACGCAGCTGAGAAACCGTTGTTTAGAACACCGGCCCCTTTCACCTGTTTCGTATACGCCATGCCGCGAGCCAGCCCCTTGGTGTAACGCGAAGAAAGTGAGTCATAGAGGTTGTCCTCAATGGCTTCTTCCGTCAACGAGAACCCCAGAGCAATGGTTTCGTGGTTGTACCGCGCAGTCCATGCTTCCTGTGCATTGTCATAAGCGATGGCAGCGCCTTCGTTTTTGACTGGTGCAGCAGAGAAACCAGACAGCTTGGTCTCTTCTTCAAACGAACGCTCAGAGGTCTCCGTTTCGTAGATCTCTTTGTGTTCCTCGCCATAGCGAGCATACTCAAGACCGAACAGGGCATTAAGGCCCGGAAGCAGTTCTTTAAGTAGTTGGGCGCGTGAAATTGCCATTTTAAATTACCCCTTAAGCGATGCTTGTGCCAGCATAATACTGATGCTGACCAAAGTTAATCTTGACCAAAATCTCTGGGTACTGCATGAACACAATAGTTGAGTTCAAAGTGGCCACAGGAGCTTGATTCAAAATAAACGAGGTAGCACCGGCAGAAGCAGCGGTGTCAACAAAAGAACCCGCAGAAACGTAGTTTCCGTTTGAGTCCAACGAACCAACATCAGTACCAACCGGCAACGCGAACGGCAACGCCGAACAAGTCACAGTAGCGGTAGAAATGCTGCTATAGGTTGCAGTCCCAAGAGAAACAGCCGTATCAGGCACCAAACCAAGCACGCGAACGGGCAAAGATGAGGTGGTAGCAGGAGTGTCACTAGGAGCCAAAACAGCGTTCTTGGAGTTGCCTGTTGCAGTACTACCCGTGTTGTTGATCATGGCCAGATTTTGGCCAATCATGGCGCGCGCGCCAGAAGCAACAACAGTAGTAGCAGAACAAACTACAGCTTTGAACACTTGGTCAGGATCGTCAGCAACAATAGCTACTGCATCACCAGCCGCAGTTGATGCTGGCCAGTATTGCTGAAATTGCTTTTGTTTTGTGACGGGGTTGGTAAACGAACATCCCAAAAAGATGCCAGTTTGGTTACCTGCTGTGCCAGTAGACACAGACAAGCGAACGATTTCACCACGGGACAATCCTACATAATCACCGTAAAAAATTGCCGTGCTGTAACCATTAGTAATCGGGTACTCACGGGTAGACCCCGCAAACACCTGACCACCGATCAAATTGATCGGCTTTAGCCCATAGGGCGCGTCAACAACTGGATAAGCCATTTAAAGCTCCATAAAAAAATTTAGGTTCCTCTACCAAAGCTAGTCGCAGATTTCCGCTCTTTAAATAGCGGCATCCTCGGATCACTCTGGCGCATCAAAGTGCTGTCAACTGCATCCGCTTCATCTTTTGCTTTCTTAGCGTAAAAAGCATCACGCTGTTCAACAAATTCTTGAGGCGTCTTACATAACAACAATCCACCAATCTCAATGTTGTCCTTGAAACGACTATTTGGATCTGACAAAAGCCGAAACTTGGGCTGCTCTTCAAGCATGACCGGCTCCCAACCTTCTCTCAACTTAGCTGACACGTTACGCGGATCCGATTGGCCCAAAGTCGAAACCCGGATCCAACGATACGCATACCCCGGCTGCTTGTCCGGCTCCGGCAAAACATCCGGAGGTGCCCACGATTGTGGACGGTTAGAAAGTTCACGATCTTCAATTTCACGCGGTGTACGATTCATTTTAGGACTCCAGTTTCAAAAATTCACGAGCATACTGTTCTGGCGTTACACCAAGCTTCTTAACAATGTTAAGTTGGGATTTCGTAAGCGTGACTTTTTTGGGGGCCATGCTTCGAGTTGCTGGGGCAACTACCGTACTCTGCCGTGTTTCTGTACGGGATTCCCGTTTGAACCGTTCTGGAAACCGATCACGCATTGTTTTGTCAACGTCGCGCCAGTATTCATCGGTATTGTTATAAGACTGACCGTGTTTCTCAATCAGTTCTTCATGCAATCCCAATGCCAAAGCAGTCATTAGCTTGTCAGATCCAAACCAAGGATTGCGCTCTTGCCACGCAGCCGTTTTGGATTCCAACTTGCTTGGACTACTATTTACTACAACTTCCTCTTCTTGTAAAGGGGTTGGTTTAAATTTTTCTGTTTTATCCAAAACATCTTTGGCAGCAGACATTTTTTGCTGTGCTTCTACCAATTTTTCGGAATCACCAGATTCAAACGCCTCTTTGTATTCTTGCCTAGCATCATTAAACTGCCGTTGAGCAGATTCTTTATACTTAGATACCAACGCAACTTCAGTACCAGATACTTTGGCTTTTAGTTGTTTGTTCTCTGCAAGAACCCTCTGAGCCAAGCTCAACGCTTCTTCGCGCTCTCTTGACGCCTGTTCTTTTTCCCGACGCTCGTCATGCCAGACCTTTTTCATCTGCTTCATGCGAACTTTGACTTTTTCCGAGTACTCCTCAAGTTCGTCAGCTTCTAACTCTTTGACGATCTCTTCAGGCAGCTTCTCTCGTCCACGATCCTCTACAGGAGTGTCATCTTGAATCTCAATTTCAATCTCATCCGAGATATCTAATTTCTCTTCCATACCCACTCCTATTTGCGTGAAATGCCGCGAGGATCGTCAACCGTCCCCTCAACACTGTCATCGTTGATCATCCTGAACTCGCGATTGTGAATCTTGATCCGGGTTCCCGCATGAGGGCGCACCAAAACAAAATCACCTACCTTGCACCAAGGACCACTTGGAAAACGCTGTTTGTCGGTGTAACAATCTGGGCCAAGTTTCACTACAAACAACACCGTTGTTAGCAACTCATCGTGTTGCCTAGTGATGTCTGCCTTAACAATCCCATTCTCAAATGTCTCGTCCATTTCAGGGATTGCACACAAAATGCGGTAACCCGAAGGCTCAGGCAGTTGCGATGCCTTGTCTTTAGATTGAACCGTAAACTCATCCGGGCAATCGGGGTTTGAGCCGATTAGGATTTCACTCATCCAATTCCTCCAATCTGTCTTTAGTTTCACTAACATAGTTAGCGGCGATTAAAAGCCCACGGATTACTCCGCAGTAATACCGATACTCATCATATGACTTGGATGAACCCATCCCTACATCATCTGTTGCTATCTGTATCTCTTGTCGTATCTTGTTTTCAAGATACGTTAAAACATCATTGGCCATTTGGATTCCCCTTCTTAGCCGCGTCTATTGCCATCTTAACCCCAGCTTGCTCCTCTTTAGATTGAATCTGTTCCATAGCGATTCTTTCTTGAGATGCAATTCTTGCCTGTTCAATCTGCTGCTGCTGCATTTTGAGTTGAGCATCAGTCTGATCTTTCTGGGCTTTCCTTTGCAGATCCTGCCCCTTCAACTGCAACTCTTGTTGCTGCATTTGAATGATTGGATCTTGTTGCTGCTGTTGGGCTTGTTTCTGAGCAGCCTCTGCCTGATGTTGTTGCGTCAACTGTTGTGCAGCCTGAGCAACCATCCTTGACAACGCCATTTCAAAATCTTCAGGCAATGGCTCATCCGAATCCGGAGGAGGCAGATTTCCGCCAACCTGTTGTTCAATCATGTTCCTATAATCAAACGCATAATGTTCTGAAATATGCGCCATTAAACCAGTCATCATAATTTGCGCTTGAGGGTTTTGCCCAATTGTTTGTGCAGTCATTGGATCCTGCATAAAAGCTTGGTGCGCTGCCATATGCGCTTTGTGATCCTGATACGCAAAAGCTTTCAATGGCTTCATGCGAAGCACATCCATGTTTTCAGTAATAGGATCTTTTGGCTTCTGATCGTCTTCAATCTTAACTAACTTACTTGCATTCCGAATCCCCAAAACCTCAAGCATCTGTCTATGTAATTGAGCCAGATCATAAAGCTGTGGAGCCTGTTGAGCTAACTGTAAAACCGCCTGATACTGAACAACCTTTTGCGACATGGTTGCCGCATTAGGATCAGAAACAGGAATAACCTCAACCATGTCATAGTCGGATTTCTTGGCCATAGGAGGCCCATCTTCCGGCTCATAGTCATAGTCTTCTGGCGTAAAGTCCCTAATAATCTCCTTTAGAAGCTTGAACTCCTGCTTCATGGAGTAGTGAACTCGAGCCTGAACCGCCGTCATAATCTTTAACGTGCGCTCCAAGATCGCCAAAGTAGTCCCAACAGGACTTTGAGCGGACATGTCGGCAATCTTCAAATCCGCCGCACTCGCAAACCTTCGGCCCTCATCAATGATCTTATCCATCAAACCAGCCAACACCTGACTCGGCTCCTTATACGGAAGCGTCATAATGTTGTCTTTGATCGATCCTGAAGAAACGTCTACATCCCTAAACTCCGCCGGAGCAATAGGCGTGTCGTCTCCCTTAATCCTAAGACCCTTAGTCTTAAATCCTCCGGGTAAATTAGCCAACGTACCAGCGTCAACTAACTGTCTTAGCAATGATGTCCCTGATTTGGCAAACGCCCCAATCAGATGAATCATTCCAAAACAATAAAACCCAAACCCCGGAATATACCCATAATGAACAAAGTGATTCCGCTTTTGTTTTAACGGATCATCTTCGTTCCAGTTCCTTCGGATCGAAAGAACCGTTTGAGTATTCTTTTCAATTGTAATTACATAAGGAAGGCCAATCCCAGTTTCTTCCCCATCCTCTTCATCTTCATACCCCGGAAGATCATAGTTAACATGCATCTCAAGAAGTTTGTACCGATCATCCGAGTCGGCCCTGAACCCCATCTTTTCTGCAATCTTCTTCTCTACATCGTCAAACGTCTCCGCAGGTTCACCCAGATCTTCATCTAGATAAAACCCACCAACTTGTAACTTCTTTAACTCATTCTTAGTCTTCCTCATTACATGAGTGACTCGTTCTGAGGTCAAAAGACTAGACGCCCCATAAGGCACAACAATGTCTTCTGCCGGAACAAACACCGAAACCTGTCTTTGAAGACTGGGATCAAAGTAAACTTTCTTAAAAGCATTCCCTGCCATGCCCAGACCCCACAGCATTCTTTCGTGCTCAGGGCGATATTCAGGCATGTTCTCCATCAGTTGAAAGTTCATGTCCGCCTGAACCCTCTGCGCGGCCTCTTTCTTTTCTGGAGTTTCCTTTCCTATGATCTGGGTCTTTACCGGACCCTGAGCAGGAAACGTCTCCATGATTGTTTCTGACTGAAACTTAACAAGAGCCTCTGCAAGAATAGGGTGATACACCCCACACGCTCCCGGCCAAGGCTCTGTTCTTTCTTCAATCTTCAAACCTAACAGTTGAATCCCATCAACGTAGGTCTGCATCCAGTCTTTTCGTGAATCTATATCAGACTGAAAGTCCCCAAGAAGATCATCGGCAATCTTTGCCAACTCACTCTCATCCATGCCTTCAGCAAGATTGGCACCGAAGTCTTCTTCGTCTTCGCCAATTTCAATCTCCAAGTCTCCAACATGAATGGTTACAGACTCAGGATCTACAATTTCAATTTCAATTGGTTCTTCATCCAATTCTTTCAGCCCAACTGGAGCCTGATACAAAGCTTTGTCAAGCATAACTATCCTTAATAGTATTCAACCCTGCGGCGAAACTGAGGAATTTCATCCTCTTCATCTAATTGAGTGCGAATATACCCGCCTTTCCTAAATCTCATCAAGGCCAAAGATACAGTATCCACATAGTCGTCATGATCCCCCGAAGGAAATGACGCCACCTCATCTATAACTTCTTCGGCCCAATTCTTATCCGGAGCCCAAACCCTCCCAGAGGCAAACAGGTCCGAAACTGCATTTACCCTTGTTATCTTGTCGTTTCCTCTTACCGGGGTAAATTCCTGAACAGGAATCCCCATAGCTCTTAGCTCATATATCAAAGGAGCCCCTGAAGCCTTCTTCTCAATGATCACAGAATCCGGCTCCCACTCTTTGTATTCTGAGATAGCCCACTTCTTTAACTCAGGAAACTCTACTCTATCCCTTTTGGCATTCAACAAAATAACATTTGTCTGCTCAACCCCTGAATCATCAGGATGAGTAAAGATTCCCCATGTTGTACAAGCAGAATAGTCAGCTCTGTTATTCTTTTCATAAGCCGTATCCCACGCCATAAGAATAAAATCTATCGGAGGAGGCTTTTCTCTCTCCCAAATCTGCCACCACTCCCTCTTAATAAGGGCCGAAGAGTCAGAAGTTGGACTTTGTTGGTACTGCGCTTGCCATTTAGCGTTAGGAAGCTCAGTTCTTAGGGCTTCTAACTCCTCTAACGACCAAAACTCAGGCCAAAGAGGAAGGCCAGAAGGCATGATCGCGGGAAACTCGATAACTTCCCAGCCTTCTCCACCCCTTTGAGCCTCAGCTTTAACTACTTGTCCTGTTAAGTCTCTCTTCCCCCAACGGGTCATAACAATAACAATGGCTCCTCCCGGCTGAAGACGCTGTCTTGGACCGGAAGTAAACCACTCATACACTTTATCGTAGATCGAAGGGTCGTTCGCGGCCAAAGCAGCTTCTTGCTCCGAATGTGGATCGTCAATAATCAAAAGATCCGCACCCTTTCCCGTCACCGTACCCCCAATCCCGATAGCAAAGTACTCCCCATCCTTATTAGTCGACCACCTTCCTGCCGCTTTTGAGTCGTGCCTCAAACTAACATTAGGGAAGATCTTCGTATAAGCCTCTCCTCCCACTAAGTTTCTAACCTTTCGGCCAAAACCCACAGCCAAGTCAGCTGTGTTAGATGACTGGATAATCTTCTTATCCGGGTACTTCCCCAAGAACCAAGCAGGTAGAAGGTAACTTGCAAACTCACTCTTAGTATGCCGAGGCGGCATGTTGATGATCAACCTCTTTAACTTTCCCGAGGCAATCTCCTCAAACTTCTTCGCCATAACAATGTGATGCCGACCCGAAATAAACCCCGGCCACATTGCTTTTACAAACTCTAAGAACTCATCCGCTCCCCGTTCTCTTGTTACAGCACTTTGATAATCCCCAGCGACTTGTAACAGATGTTCTCTGTCCGCATCCCCCAAACTTTCTAAAAGCACAGACAGGACCGAAGGGTCCCTCAACAACTTCAACAGATCATCATCACTCAAGATTTCTCAACCTTACCGTTTTGGGCCGGATAGACCTATGACTGTTAGGAGTATGCACACACACCCCCAACTTCACCAAAGCCTTCATTGTTCGATATACCCCACCCCGACTCTTCCGTCCCGTCACATACATAACATCGTCAATGGTAGGCCCAAACCCATATCTACGCCACCATTCGTCCAATAACATGTACATTTCTTTCTGTGCAGGGGTCATTTTTACCTGTTTTGGGGGCCTTCCCCCACTTTGTTCGATACTCACCGCCGAGCGTTGGAAACAATTTCCCACTTTGCTATCCACAAAACCCTACTTTAGGGAACCACGCCCCACATTTTAAATATTTACTACCAAGTTTTAGCATAACAGATGTTATGCTGCAAAATATAACTAACTATCTTCGTCAAAATTTTGTGTGTAATTTTTTTCGATGGGGTCGTTATTTTGATGGGGGGTGTTATTTGGGGGTGATCGAAGGTCGGGATTACTAAGCATAGGCGGGGCTGGCCCGACGCCGATCCGCCCTGCCCCCCCTCCGGTACGTCGCCGCCGTGCGCGTTTGCGTCAGCCGTCACCCCCATCCGCCTCGTCTACGTCCACCGCCTGAGCCGCTCGCAGCCGTTGCATCACCCGCGCATCCGTCGTGATCGCGGTGCGTAGCGTCTCCAGTAGCCTCTCTCGTAGTGCGCCACTATCCGTTACCGTGACCACTTCACGCCGCTCCGTGAATGCTGCCACCTCCGTCACCTTGCCCAGTAGCTCGAGCGCCCTGAGTCTCTGAGCTGGCGGAATGTCGTCATCGATGGCCGTTGCCGTCAGTCTTTCGATCACTAAGTTACGCAGCGCTGCTGGTGTTGCATAACGTTTCGCCTCCGCCGCCAGCTTGAACGCCTCGATCTGGAGGGCCACTTTTGGGTTGTTTACTAGCCGCTGCGCTTCGACTGCCTGAACGGCTCCGCTTGCCTGAGTGTCGTAGCTCTGCCTGTACGCTCCGGTCTTTGTCTCTCCTAGTGCTACTGCCTCGGCGAACTTCCTTTGCTTTGCAGTCAATGTCCCAGCTGATGGCGCTCCTAGCACGACACGATCAATCGGTACTGCCTCCAGCGTTTCCCTGATCGCTCGCTTGGACATCCGTGCTGGCCGCCGTGCTGGTGCTGCTCCGGGCTGCCCCGATCCCTTGGTTTTGTGTGGACTGTTCATAGTCTGATTCTACCCGCTGCCTCGGCTCTTCATCCAGTAGTTGACAGTCAATCCCTAACGTGTTGCAATGGAGTCTCTCGCAACAGCAACGCCCTACGGGGCACAAGGAGCAAAAAGTGAAGCATTCAACCTCAAGCCTGATCGAAGCCGTCAAAGACCACGCCAGCGCCTGCTACTCGCAAGGCTGGGATGAAGTAGCCGAGACCCTTGACGACTACGAAATCCTCGAGTTGATCGACAACGCCCGCACCCCTGCCGGCGCCATCCGCAGAGTAGCAGAGTACTTCGACCTCTCCCCCGTTCCGCTGACCGGCTGGATCGTCATCACCCGCGATGTTGATGGCAAGTCAATCAAGTCTTTCAAGACTCGCGAAGCCGCCGCAGAGCATTACGAAGACATGGCCGGTCGCCCACCGAACG